AACACCCAGAGAAACAACTTAAAATGTTAGGGGAGGTTATAAAAGGAAATGGGTGGAGGCAGTCAGTTACAATTAGCAGATTGTCACATTTAGTTGTAAAAGGTCATGGCAGAATATTGGCAGCTAAAATGTTAAATTTATGCGAAATTCCAGTTGAATATCAAGAATATTCGAATAAGGACGAAGAAATGGCTGATTTATTAGCCGATAATCGAATAGCAGAGTTAGCCGAAATGGATAATGATATGCTATGTTCTATAATTAATGATATGGACGAATATCTATTGGATTTTACAGGTTTTACATCAGACGAAATATCTGTTATTTTGGATACTTTACCTGATATAACACAAGAATTTATAGAAGATGATGAAATAGAGGAAGAATTTAAGTTACAGGACAAAACAATAACTCAAAAAGGTGATGTATGGTGTTTAGGTAAACATAAATTGCTATGTGGAGATAGCACCGATAAAGATTCTGTACTATCATTTATGAAAGAAGAAAGAGCACAACTGGTTGTTACTGACCCTCCATATAATGTAAATTATAGTGGAAAAACTGAGGATGCTCTTAAAATAAAAAATGATGATATGTCAGATGACAAATTTCAATTATTCTTGAACAAAGCTTTTGATTGCATAAACGAAATTATGCTTGATGGAGCTTGTTTTTATATATGGCATGCAGATATTAAAGGTTACAATTTCCGTGGTGCTTGCAAAAACATCAACTGGCAAGTAAGACAATGTTTAATATGGGTAAAAAATTCAATGGTTATGGGCAGGCAAGATTATCAATGGAAACACGAACCTTGTTTGTATGGTTGGAAAAGTGGAGCAGGACATAAGTGGTATGCAGATAGAAAACAAACTACAATTTTAGAGTTTAATAAGCCAACAGCCAATCGTTTACATCCAACAATGAAACCTGTTGAATTAATCGCATATCAGATAAGAAATAGTAGTAAAAGAGGAGATATTGTATTTGACAGTTTTGCAGGGAGCGGAACGACATTAATAGCGTGTCAGAAAAATAATAGAATATGTAGGACAATTGAGTTAGATGAGCGATACTGCGATGTTATTGTAAATCGTTACATTAATTTAAGTGAAAATACAAGTGATGTTTTTGTTATTAGAAATGGCAAAAAGATGAGCTTTGAAGAAGTAAAAAACTAGAGACCGTTTAAGGTCTTTTTTTATTAAACAAAACGATATGGAGGTGGTGATATTGGTTAATGGCAGTTAGTACAGAAATTAGAGAACAAGCTAAAAAAGATTTTTTGAATGGGTTGAAGTATAAAGAGATTGCACAAAAATATAATGTGTCTCTAAGTACTGTAAAAAGCTGGGCTACACGACATTGGAAAAATCAAAAAGTCGCAACCAATATAAGAAAAAAAGAGCAAAAAAAGAAAAAGTTGCAAAAAGTTGCAACCGAGCTTAATCTCGCAAAACACCCTGGAGGGCAAAAAGGAAATAAGAATGCTCTTAAACATGGAGCTTATGCTTCTGTGTTCTGGGAGACGATGAGTGAAAAAGAAAGAATTCTGATTGATGAATGTAGTGATGATGTTGAAGAACTTCTGTTAAATGAAATACAACTGTTTACAGTTAGAGAGTATCGCATTTTAAACGCTATAGCACTTCATAAAATCGAAAATACCAGCAAGCCTTCTGAAAACTTAGTTATAGACTCTATTATTTCTATTGAAGACCAAAGAATTTTTAAAAATCAACAAGAAAAAAATGAATATGAAGAAATTAATAGAGAAAAAGTACAGAATGGCAAAAAGTTACCCGGAACTACAAGGAATGTACAGAGTGTTATGGTTTCTAAAACTACAGTTTTGCTAAGACTAGAAAAAGAGCTTACAAGTGTACAGTCTAAAAAACAAAAAGCTATTGATAGTTTAGCTAAATATAGATATGAACGAAATAATGCAAGTAATAGTGATGACAAAATGAAGCTTGCAAACGAATGGGCAGATATGTTGCTCCTGGGAGGAGAATAAATTGCATACAAATATTAGTAAGAGAATTCCTGTTTGGAAACAGGACCCAGTCTTATATGTTAAAGAAGTTTTAAGTGCAGAACCTGACGAATGGCAGAGTAATGTTTTAATGGATTTAGCTAGCAACAACATAAGAATGATTAGCGTTAAATCAGGACAAGGAGTTGGAAAAACAGCTGTCGAAAGTTGGGCGATATGTTGGTTTTTAACAATGTATCCAAATTGCAAAGTTATAGCTACTGCTCCAACAGCAAGACAGTTAAAAGATGTTTTGTGGGCAGAAGTAGCGAAGTGGATAGAAAAATCGCCTTTGTTAAAAGTTTTGTTAAAACCGAGGAAAACATATATATTTTTCGTTGGACACGAAGACAGATGGTTTGCAACAGCAAGAACTGCTACAAAACCTGAAAATTTGCAAGGCTTTCACGAAGATAATATGCTTTTTATTGTTGATGAAGCCTCAGGCGTATCTGACCCAATAATGGAAGCTATTAGAGGTACTCTTAGTGGTGCTAATAACAAACTGATTTTAATGAGCAATCCTACTCGTACATCTGGGGCTTTTTATGATAGCCATACTGTTGATGCTAAAGATTTTTCAAGGTATACAGTAAATAGTGAAAAAATAAGCAGAACAAACAAAGAAAACATTGCTTCTCTAAAGCGTAAATATGGAGAAGAAAGTAATGTTGTAAGAGTTAGAGTGTATGGAGAATTTCCAACACAAGAAGATGATGTGTTTATTGGGCTAAGTGCGATTGAGAATAATATTGCAACCGATGTTTGTGAAATTACCAAAAAGGCTATCAATGAAAAAACAGGGGCTAATCTGGAAAAAGTGCAAATTGGTTGTGATGTTGCAAGATTTGGAGATGACAAGACTGTAATTTCTATACGACTTAATGAAGTTGTAAAAATACATGACCTTTGCAATGGACAAGATACGACACAAACAGCCGGTAAGTTATCATCGCTATATAAACAGTTAAAGTATAATTGGAAATATAACGGTGAGATAGTTATAGCCATAGACGACGGTGGTGTAGGTGGTGGCGTTGTTGATGCTCTAAAAGCGATGAAGAGAGCTGAAAGTGATGTTTATGACAATATGTTAATACTGCCTGTTAATTTCGGAAAACCAATAAAACATAGATATTACTATGATAGTACTACATACATGATGGGAGTTATTAAGGATTGTATTTCTAAAGTAGATGATAATGGTATAGAGAAAGAACCTGAAATAATTTTACCGAACAACGCAGATTTAATAGGTCAACTGTCTTGTAGAAAATATAGTTTTGTAACGAATGGAAAAATAAAAGTAGAAAGCAAAAAAGATATGAAAGCAAGAGGCATATCCTCTCCGGATGTCGCTGATAGTGTCTTACTTGCTTGTTTACCTAGAAAAAATAAAAGAGAGAGGAGGAAGGCATAAATGAAAGAAAACAAAAAAGTAAATGTTAGAGTAATTAAACCAATCACAAAAGCTGAATCTATAACTCAAACCGACCCGGAAAAAGAGTATAATAGCGTTTGGATAACTGACAGACTTAATTTTCAAGGACTTGAAAACATGGTAAATCAATCTACTATATTACCACAGTGTATAGATGCTTATAAGCGAAACATTACTGGTTTTGGCTATGAAATTGTTTACAATGATAATTGTGACTTGGCTGAAGAAACAGAAGAAATGAAAGCAGAGTATTCAAAGCTCCAGCGAGCTATTGACCTGATGACGATAGATAATTCTTTTAAAGACACATTTGCTCAAGTTATTGACGCAAGGGAAACATTTGGTATTGGTTATATAGAAGTTGTAAGAGAGCTGAATGGCGATATAAAACAAATTGAAGCAATTAAAGATATTGAAAGCATATATATGACACCTCCAGAAGATGCGTTGACAGACTATACATATTATTACAAAGGTGAAGAAATCACAAGAAAGAAACATTTTAAAAAATATCGTCAGCAAGTTGCAGGAAAGACCGTTTATTTTAAAGAATTTGGTGACCCTAGGGATATGAATATTGCTACTGGAAATTACGAGGAAGGCTTAAAAATAAACGAAAAAGCAAATGAGCTTTTAGAGTTTAAGATTGGAAATAAATACTATGGTAAAGTGCGTTGGCTAGGACAAGTGACAACAGTAGACGGCAATCGTCTGGCTGAAAATTTGAATAACAATTACTTCCGACATGGTAGACATGTACCTATGGCCATACTTGTAAATGGAGGAACTCTTTCTGATGAAAGTTACGATAGTTTAAAAACTTATATGAATGATATTGAAGGAGAAAAAGGACAACATTCGTTCTTAATCCTAGAAACAGAAAATGCTGAAACTTCAGCAGGTTTTGAAAATGATAAAGCGGTAAATGTTGAAATAAAAGATATGGCAAGTATGTTGCAACGAGATGAATTGTTTCAGGAATATTTGCAAAATGGCAGACGCAAAACGCAGTCTGCTTTTTTATTGCCTGATTTATATGTTGGATATACAACTGATTTCAATAGAGCTACTGCTCAGACAGCTATGGAAGTGACTGAAAAGCAAGTCTTTATTCCAGAGAGAAAAGACCTTAACTGGATATTAAATAATAAGCTGTTTAATTGTTATAATTTGAAGTATTGTGAAGTAAGATTTCGAAATCCGGATACGAGCAACATTGATGATATAGTAAAAGTATTTACTATATGCAATACAGCCGGAGGAGTTACACCTAATGACGCTAGAGCTTTAAAGGCAAAAACTATAGGTGAAACAGCAGAGCCTTACGGAGAAACTTGGGCAAATACACCTCTTGCAGTGACAAGTACTTTAAATGTAAGTACACAGCAAGAAGAGTTTGTAAACAAAGCAAATCAAACCAATGATGATATGATTACACTTTTAAAAGCAATCAAAAAGGGGCTGAACAAGAATGATTAATATTTGTAAGGCTATAAAGAATAATATCGATGATATTCTTCTTGCTATAGATGTCTTTCTTGCAAAAGCTGATTCAAAACTCGAAAAAGAACTAAAAGAGAGTGCTGTTGTTGATATAGACGCAGCAGTTGCTTGTGTAAATGCAATAGAAGACGCCTATGCTGATGCTTCAGAAAAAATGAGAGCTGAACTCAAAGAAATGTTTATAAATGAAATAGCTAATATTCCAAAAACAAAACTTGTAAACATGTCAATGGAAGATATTTACGAGGAAATATTAAAGAAAATTATTTTAAATGTGCAACAAAGGCCTTTGTCTACTGAAGTATTAGAAAATTATGTTAATGATGTCAACAACTTTATGACAGCTAATGCAAAAGCTTATTCTGATGCCTTAAAAGAGCGAATACCATTTGAAAACTTTACAGGAGAAACAAATCAGTGGATTGAAGATAGAGCCCAGACTTTGGCTGAATGGACTGAAAAAACAAGTGTAGATGCGTTAAGAGATTTCTTGAAAAAAGCTAGCGATACGGCAACTAGTGTTGAGGAGTTAACACAGTATGTTATAGACAATGACATTAGAGATGATACAAACGCTAGGCGTTTTGCTGTAAATGAAACATTGAGATGTAACAGTTATGCTAAACAAGATGAATTAATGCAAAACATAGAGGTAGAAACCAAAACTTGGCATCACACAGGACCAACAAATACAGCTAGACCCGGACATCTAAAATTAGACGGTGTAACTATCCCAAAAGATAAGCCTTTTGCTTTAGTTGCAGAAAAAGGAGGTGTATATTATTGTAGTTGCCCTCACGATGATAGCTTGCCTGTTGGTGAAGTTGTTAATTGTAGATGCAAAATAGAAGCAGGGACAACGAAAGATGTTACAAGTTTTACAGATAGTGAACTTAAAGAGTTAAAAGACAGAGCCAGAAAAAAACTTGATAGCGAATGGGAAAGAGAATTTAACGCAAAACAAAGAAAAGCAAGGGAAGATGCGGGTGTACTTCCTACAGTAATGACCCCTATGGAGTTTAAAAACTCAACTAAAAAAGATATTGTTGAAAGGCTTGGAGGAGCTCGAGGCGGTGGATTAAAAAGGTATTATCTTGTAAAGTCAGGGGTAATACCTGAAAATGAAATAGGGAATATTCTTTATTCACCAAACGGCAAGTTAAACAGCTTGAATTACTTAGAAAGTAGTGGTATACTTACAATAGATAATAAAAGTATAGAGCATGTTGTTAAGGGTGATTTTAAAGCCCCTAATGAACATTATCCAAATGGTCGACTTACAAAAGGTGGACATAGTAAAAGTTCGTTTGATGAATGCGGAAAAATAGGCTTAGGGAATATTATTGAAGGAGAATATTCCAATGGTGTTAAGTGGGGAAGTATTCCAACATCTGCTACAAAAACAAAAAGAAACGGCGGACACACTTGGTTTCCTGACAGTTGGGACGACGATAAAATTGTAACTGAGATGTATAAGGTTAAAAACGGTAAATCTGAATTCATTATGGATAAAGTAAATGATGATGGCAAACTTTTAGGCTAAATTTATAATTGCGATAATGTAGCAGTTGTTTACAGAAAAAATGAAAAAGGAGACACATTTTATCCTATTAAAGAGCAGGAAGAGTACATAAAGGGGTGATTTTATGATAGAAAGAGAATTAGATATTTTGAAAAAAAATTGGAAATGTTCATCAGCTCCTAGTCTTGATGGAGAAGCTCCTATTTGCGAAAAAATGTTAGATACAATACTTGAAAAACTTAGAAAGCTAGATGATGAGGATTTAGTTAAAGAATTGAGCAAGTTATCAAAGGAAGATAGGTGGTACTTATGCCCATATGTAATAGATGAGCTTGCTTATGATGATGGAAGAAAAGTAGCAGAGCCATTTATAGTTGAATAGTATAAACCACCGAAACCGACTGATTTTGATTAACATTGTTATAGAAAATTTATTATGTGCGAAAGTAATGGGATAAAAAAGGGTTTTATAAAATAGTATAATAAACCTTAGATATATTAATAAGGAGTTGGTTTTATGATAGAAAAGGAACTAAAGATATTAAAAGAAAATTGGAAATGTTCAATGAGTCCTCAGGAAGATGGAGAAGCCCCAATTTGTATAGAAATGTTAGATAAAATTCTTGAGAAATTTAGAAAGCTAGACGATGAGGAGTTAGTTAAAGAATTGAGCAAGTT